GAACGCATACGCTTTAGCGTTGTCGTAGGGTACAGGTTTCGAGGGGGGTAGGGTTAAAGCGTACTTCTGTTTACTTAGTGCTAATTCTTTTTTCGCTTCTGCTCGTCTTACTTTCTGAGCCTCAGAGATTTTCTTTCTGTTCTCACGGTACGAAGCTTGGCTTATCTCATTAGCCTTAACCTTGTTAGCGGCATACCATTTGTTAGAGACAATAGCCATCTGTGCCTTTCTCTCTTCTGTTAAAGCTTTCCTTACTTCTCTAGCCTTAGCATTGCGTACTTCTTTTTTCCTTGCTATCTCTTCCTCACTCATGATATATTTTGTTTTCATTGTATTACTCCTCGTTGTGCTGTTTTGCGCTCATAAGGGGTTACAGTTCATATGTAACCCCACTCTTTTTTATCACACCCCTTTAACTGCATCTATTAGTGCGGACAGTATTACCCCTACTATCACTGCTATACCTAACACAAACCACATAATATCTTTCATATACCCTCACATTTGTTGTACTACATATACATCTTCATCTAACTTCATACCTATATCAGGCACAATATCACCTACTGCACATAGTTTAAGTAACGCTATCCTCTCTGGTACAGGGGGGTCAAGGTCAGACACATCACTAAACTTAACCACATCCCCCTGCTTCTGCACCACGTTATCCATAGAGGTAGCTACCCTGTTTTTAGTATCTACACGTATTGTCATATTGTCTCCTTCTCTACCCAAAATGGGTGATGTTCTTTTTTAGCACATAGGTAAGCCGCATGTGCTTCCTCTGGTTTATCATACGAGCCTAAATATATTGACTTACCTTTTACTTGTATTGTAGCCAACCACTTACCCATAGCTGTATTCCAGCTAACCCCACGATAGCCTGATTTATTACGTGTAGAAATTACATTAGAGTTTTGTGAATTTTGTATTTGTGTAACTAGCCTAAGATTACATATACGATTATCACTTTTAACCCCATTGATGTGGTCTATAGCGCAGTCAGGCATTGTCCCATAAACAAACCACCATGCTAGTCTATGGGCTTTATATAATTTGTTTTTATACCCCATCTGTATATACCCCGAAGAGTGTTTATTCCCAACTACACTGTCTGTAATTTTAGTACTTTTTCCAAACCGTTTAATTCGAGTAAACACCCCAGTCTCAGGGTCATAGAATAAATAATCTTTAATATCTTGCACTAGGTGATCCTTATGGTTGTTCCAAAGGGGGGCTGTGTGTGTTTATTGTCAACCATAACCCATAATACGGGGTAGGGTGGCGTATTAGATGGGAAGGGTGTATAGCCATCAGTAATTACAATGCATACTACTGGCTCTAACTTATTCTTCTCTATATACTCAAATACGCAATTTACGTCAGTTCCGCCACCCCCCATAGGGCGGGTTGATGTAAGTAAACTACCGTATGTATCAACATGATAAAGCTCGTGTGAAGCTACGTGAGAGTCCCAATAAAGTAAGTTTACTTTCTCAGGCTGGTTATTATCACATATAGAAACTAACTCTGACAATGCTTTTGTTATATCCTCCCCTGATATACTACCTGACGTATCTATAGCTACACATATACTACCTATACTCTCACTGATCTGACTCGGTAAGTACATGTTATGTTGCAACCATCTTCTGTTAGGCTTAGCCCATGTGCTATCACCCTTACCAACACAGACACTAGACACGAACTCTCTGAGCTGTTCAGCCCAGTCAACCTTAGACTGCATCATTGCATCAAAGCTACGATCTACCTCACCACCCTGCTTACCTGCTAGTAGAGCACCAGTACGTACTGCCGCTGATATGTCCTTAGCTAACTGATCTTTCTCTAACTCACCTAACGCCTTAGCTTCCTCCCACTCATGCCCATCCATAGGCTCACCCTTACCGTCCTTACCATTCTCCTTATCCTCCTTCAACCTAGCGAACACCTCGCCGCTATCTAAGCCTCTATACTCCTCATCACACAACCCACCCTCTGGCATCACAAGGAAGTCGCCCCACTTGTTAAGGTCTTTGATCTCTAGGTTAATCACATAATCACATGCCTGATTAGCTAACTGTGCATCTTCTTCATATAACTTACGCCACACAAACAAGTGCTGATACAACTTATGCTTGGTCTCATGCAACACTAAGAACCTTAGCTCTCCATCAGTAAGACTCTCAACGAAAGCCCTACCGTAAGTAACATCACGACCATTGGTAGACGCAGTAGGACATGTATTGCTAACCTCTGTACTACCCACCATCAGTAGCCCAGAGTATGCTAGTGTACGCTTATCTTGCATCAAAGCTATGTGAGCTTTGGTTATTCTATCTTCTGCACTTAAATTAGACATTTTAATTCTCCAATATACAGCCCCTGTAAAGGCAGGGGCGAAGCCTTATATGTAGTACGCTGGTACTACGCCTGATAACTGTTCCTTATTTACCCTCTACCCAGAATGGGTGTAGCTCTCTCTTGGCACATAGGTATGCCTCATGTGCCTCCTCTGGTGTATTGTAGTAGCCTATATTCTTTTCTTTCCCATCTATTGTTATTCTAGTGCGCCATTTATTTAACCGCTTATAGTAAGATACCCCCAACATACCTGATATATTATGTGAGCGGGGTTTACTTATATTCTGTTGGTTTTGTTTATTAGTATCTAACCTAAGATTGCATATACGATTATCAGTAGGGTCTTCATTAATATGATCTATAGGGTATAAAGGGGGTACCCCGTAATAAAAATACCATGCTAGTCTATGGGCTAAATACCTTTTATTTTTATGGTGGATATATACTCTCCCATCTTTATTTTTATGCCCTGCTATCCTACCTACTACCCCATACTTACCTCTAATACTTTTAATACGGGTGAATAGTCCAGTCTCAGGGGAATAGGATAAATAATCTTTGATGTCTAACATGATACCTCCAGTTAAGGTCAGTGAAAATGGGTGGTCAACGCTTACTGAAGGCGTGTTCGGTTTGCATACCTAGACCACAAAACCATTATACCATAACTAAGAGAAAAGGTATCCTTGAGAAACAGCATACTCGGTGAACTTCCTATTAGTAACTGCTACGCTACGCTTAGGGCTATTGGCACTCATCACACTCATAGCAAACAAAGCCTGAGCCTCACGAGGTAATCTATTTAGGTACGTCATCCAGCTATCGAACGTATCAGTAGCTACATTACTTAATGCCTTGCTAACTACCAGACAGATAGCCGCTCCGTTGGGTGGTACTATAGTAGTGTCAGGCTTGTTGATGATCTCTGACCATGCTGGCATGGTGTTATCTAACTTAAGGATATTCATCATATCCATCGTAGCCCTCTCACCTATCACACCAAACAGTGCATGTGTAAGTACGTCCTCTGGCATCTCACGGCATCTCTTAAGTATATCGGAGGCTTTCTCTAACGAACGGAAGGTAACGAACGCCGCTCTAGGTACACGAGGGTCATTGATATACTCATTCATATCAGGTCGCTCATAGTCCTCAAACGATGCTGTCATGGCTGGGTATTCTATTACTGTGGCTATTACTACTGGGTCAACACCAGCGTTCTGTGCAAAGTTCCAACGCCATTCCTCACCAGTATGCTTACGCATCTTAACAACACACATTCTATTACGTGCATGAGGTGGTACGTTATCCCCAATACCCTCAACAGCTAGGTTAGTGGTAGCAAATACTATACTGCCCTCTGGTAACTTGTGTACACCTAGCTTACGTTCTTGTAAGAGGCATAGACAGGCATTTAGTACAGCCTTAGATGCCTTACCTATCTCATCACACATGATAAGGAGGGGTTTACCTAAGTGAAATCCGAACTCCTCATTAGGAATGAATGAGCATACTGGCACACCATCTAGTGTGCGTATCTGTGGTACAAGGAAGTCGCCTACGTCCTTAGTGGTTAAGTCTACATAGCAAGCTACATGGTTGGGGTGGAGGAGAGCTAACTCCTTAAGTATTGATGACTTGCCGCAACCCATCTCACCCTGTACAAGGACAGCTATCTTATCCCCGATGTTACTGATTAACTTAATGGTTTCTTGCATTGAGATACTGCTGTATGGTTTTTTCATTGTCTTATCCTGTTGTACTAAGTTAGGTTAATCTAACTTAGCTTTTGGTGGGTGTAGTATTGATACTACGGTTGCCGACCACTTGAGGTGGTGAATCTTCAATCTACGTACTATTATACGCTAGTTGTCCTCCTAGTTCCACTTATCTAACATTGAGTCCACATCACGCTTAAGTGTGATCCTTATATAATCTGACTTCTTAATATCCTGAGCATCAATACCAGTGAAGCTGTCCTCTAACTTAATACGCATAGCCTCAAGCTGTGTATCACCCTTGATATTAAAGCTACTCAACAAACCACACAGCTCCTTAGTGTTATCAAGCACACTATCAAACACCTTACCCTTACTGCCGTCCTCGTTAGTACGCAACCCAAAGCTAAGCTGAGTCAGTATCTTATACAACCTGTCGTATGCGTCAGCATGTACTTTCTCTATGTTAGCCTCATACAAACTAGCATAAGACTCTTGTAGTTCCTTGATACCCTCGTTGCCTATGTCTATCCTGAAGTCGCCTACCTCTGGTAGTGGCTCATATCTTAAGGACATGCCAAACTTACGTGCTACATCAGTTGGGTCAGGGTATTCATCACGGTCAAACAAGCTACCTAATTGGAAAGCCGCCGCACTAATTTTAAGCCCGTACTGTGGTATGAAGTCAGCAACTAGCCTACCAAACTCAGCCTCCATACGTGCCATTTCACTACGGTATATAAAGAACTGTGCAGTCGTAAGTAACCTAGCCCCTGAGTCAGACCAAGGCGACGTCATATTAATATGATATGAGCGTATAACACCTACATACTTATTAATAGCTATAAGCTCGTCATCGCCAGCTAGTAATGCCTTGTACGCTGACATTACCTTAGTCTTAGTGCCATTCGCTTGGTCTACATCATTGGCTACTTTCTTTGCCATTTTACGAGCTGTCCACAGGCTGATGTTGAGGCTTACTAACATTGCTGATGATGCTAATGATTTTACGTTTGTTTGTGTTGATGTTGTCATGTCGTGCTCCAAAGTTTAAAAGTTGCGTAGTACGAACATACTACGCTTGAATCCTGTTACCTAACTAAGGTAGGTAGCTACCTTTACTGCATCACCACAGTTACTATACTTAACCAATACACCACTAAAGAAGCTGTCGCTATGGTAGCCGTCCCACCCAGTAAATGGTGCATTGTTATCTACTCGCATAAAGTCCCCAAGAAAATAACACCAGCCTCTATATCTAAAGAATGATCCACCCTCCTCTTCTAAGTAAGCATACTCTTCTTGCTCTTTTGGCAATAGGTCGTACCAATTTAAGGTAGGTCTATACTGCCCATTAGTTCTAATCGTTAATTCACTCATGTTGTTCTCCTGTTGTTACCTAAGTTAGGTTAATCTAACTTAGCTCGGTGTAGTATCAGATACTACGGTTGCCAACCCCTTAAGGGGGTGAATCTTCAATCTAGGTACTATTATACGCTACTTTCCCTTATATGTCAAGGGGTTACGTCATTTAGTTAATGTATATTCTTTTATAGTATAGCTGTCATCACCTTTCTTACTGTGCTTAGACTTCTCCTGCTCACATGCCATAGGTACAGGCAATGATGTATCCTTTAAGTAGTACGCATAGCCACCAAAGATACCTAGCAATACAATCAGTGCCATTAGGTTGGCAACCACACGCTTGTAAAACTCCACCTTATCATGCAGTTCTTGTATATCCTCCTCATGCCCCATTAGGACACGGTTCATTGCATCACTTCTAGCTTTTAGTTCTCTTTCTAATCTTAGTTCGTTGGTTATGCTCATGTTCTTATCCTGTTGTGTGTTATAGGTTGGGTTGGGTGTAGTAGCATGCAAATGGAATCATACACTTATTGCTTGTAAAAGGTATTCACACCTACTACCTCGGGTGTTGTTGCCACAGCCCACACTCCGATATACGGCTGTCTGGGGAATAGGTTGCCCTCCCTCCCAGCTAGGGTCATTTAAATTATTTCTTTAAGGCAAGCATCTCCTGATATGTGCCTGTTGCTATTATACGGTACGAGTTACGAACTTCCATACCCTTGCATACTATCACGTTGCCGTGATTATTTATCTGTGCTGAATAGATCATTTCAACACCTCTACTATATAGCTTACCCAGTAATTATTTAATTCGATTTCTTCATTGTTGCATTTGTCCATAAACTCTGACAGTGTGTAATACTCTACATCATCAGGCAATACCATCTCTATCTCTTCTATGGTATAAACATTACCCTCTATATTTTCTGCATCATACCGTTCGTAATCACTTGTATCAATGGGGTACAGCACCACCCTAATCTGTTCTTTAATACTCATGTCAGCTCTCCTTCTTCATCAAAATCTTTATAGTCCACTTCCTCAAGAAAGCACTCCATCGACTGCATGTACTCATAGTTCTTCTCTAAATCACGGTACAGTTCTTTCATGTAGTCCCTGCATTGCCCCTCAATATCAGCCTCAGCATCTATAATTAACCGCTCATAGTCCTCACCCTCCTCATCATCTAGCTCAGGTAAGATGTTCAAGTCCCAAGACCCTAGATGTACTGATTTCTCGTGGTTATAGTTAGTAGACCCGTGTCTTGTAAGTTCCAGATCAAAATACTCACAAGCCGCACCTCTACCATCGAACGGTATTACAGCCATGTACAACTTGGCGTGTTCTTTCTTTAGATCAAGGTGTGCCTCAAGAAACTCCCTAAGGTTTATCGACCCTGTGAAACATGCACCATCACCTTGACTATGACAGCCTGAGAAGTGCATCTTGTTTGTGTCTGTGTATATACCCAGACCCTCTAACTTCTCTACCCAATACTCCATAGTGCTCTCCCACCAGAAATAGTCGTTTGATTGGGCGTACTCTTGATACCTTTCAAATGCGTGTTCTTTTGCTTCGTCTGATAGTTCTTTATATTGCATGATCTTCTCCTGTAGTATCAGATACTACGCTTTCATCTTCTTCCATCTCTACAACAAAGAACGCATTAACGTCCCAATACTCCCACTCTTCCTCTGTTTGTGGTGTGTCTATGCGTGGGTCGAACGTATCCTGCATCGTGCCCATGTCCTCTGAGTCTTGGAACAGCTCCTCGATTGCATCACGAAAGTTATTATAGTCCTCGCTATCTCTGAACAGCTCATGGTCTAGGTGGTCTGTAGTCTGCCAGTCGAGCATTACTTCTTTAAGATACGCATAAGTCGACTCGCCTGTTACCATGATAGAGAAGTTAGGCAAGTGATGCCCACCAAAATAGTCTGAACAGCATGTATCTACATGGCTGATGGTGTACCGCCTAGCGGTATGAGGGTTAGTGGAATACCACTCTTTAAATAGTGCAACATCTTCTTCACTAGGAGTTGCACCTGTATGGTTTTTACCATCTATACCTATAAAGATAGTGTCTGCTTCCTGCCACCCCATATCATCACCAGCAAGTATGTGGTAGAACTCATTTGTTGCTCTTTTAAAACCTGTGTATTTGTTCATGTCTGTATTCCTATAAGGTTGTTAGTGCTAAGTTAGGTCGATCTAACTTAGCTCGGTGTAGTATCAATACTACGGCTACCGCTTGAGGCGGTGAATCTTTCTTCTCTTTCTTCAAACTACAGTACATATTATACGCCCTTTTGAAGCGTTTGTCAAGTGTTTGATTTAATTAGTTTTTTCTTATAATTTCCTAGTTTTCCTACATTTCCTACTGAATCCTGTTTCCTATTTAGTCACCAGCACGTCACCATTCCTTAGCCTTTGTTTCGTTCCCTTAACTCTCGCCAGCCTCCTGTTGAATTCACGCTCCGCATCATCTAACGACCATGCGTAGAACGCATCTGAACCTATGTTATGCACAACCCAGTGCCCTTTTATCACCTTTATGTTCCTCTTGTAGCTGTACACACGTTTGCAGGTGAGTATGCGAGGTGGTTTCTTTATGGTCGGGTCTTTAGTGATAGTCGCAGTGCTTATCTCGTCAGGCTTAATGTTCTCCCATCTTAAGTTCAATGCGTCCCCATCTCTACACGGCATGCGTTTGGGCTTGTTCGTCTTGTGGCAGTACAGCCTCAGTCCTTGTGGCGCAGTAGTGGTATTTACCCTGTATGCGTTGTCTAAGCCGTTGGTGTAGTTCCAGTCACCTCCTGCACCCATATATAAGTACGCTAAGTGCTGAGCTGGGTATTCTGTGCCTAATAATGATATGTCTAGGTGGGCTTTACGCTTCTTTAGGTAGTATGGCACTCGTGTTAGCCTGTCTGTGGTGGTTGTGTCTGATCTTGGCACTCTCTGGGCGTAGTATTGCATGACTATATCAGTCTGTTTAGGGTTTCTAGCTGTGGCTGTTAGATAGGCTTCCTGCGATACAATATAGTATCCTGCTAGTTTGGTTGGGGTTCTAGGTAACTTAGTCTTATCTATCTGATTCTGCTTCTTAGGGGGTGTTGTAACCTGCTTTTGCACATGACCTGCTAGTTTCCCTGCCAATGCACCTGTCTGCCATTCAAACGTGCCTAGCTCTTGGTCGTAATACAGGTGGTGTTGCAGTTGTTCTTGGGTTAATAAGGTTTTAGGCTGTTTAGGCTCTTGTTGGTCGGGTGTTAGCTTTAACGCCTCCTTAACAGCTCTCACTGTGTTGTATTTAAGTTGTGTTGATACTGCACCAGTGCTCTTGTTTATATAGGTATAGTTGGCAAGGTCGTATAAAGCATCTATAACTTTATTGCGTCTGTCTTTATCTGCAATCTGCTTGGCTAGGTCAGCTTGTGCCTTTTTTTGCTTATCCAACCTATTTTGGGTTGTGTTGTGCTTAACTGCATATCTATAGCATCGGTATTCGTTTGCATAAATCCTATTTAACCTGAGAGCTAATTCTAAGGCATTTTTGTATCGGTTTGTGGTTATTGGCAGTTTTTCTAAGTTAGATTGACCTAACTTAGCTCTGTTTTCGGTTTTCATTGTGTTTCCTTGTTTTGGGGTGTTTTTAGGGTTTTAGTGTATATTCTTGTTACATAAGAGTCAAGTGAGGTGTGATCTTGGCGTAAAGCAAACATGGTGGGAGCCCGCATGAAGTACGCTCTGTTAGAGGATAGGTGGGGGTTTAAATCGCATAATTAGAGATTGAGAATTGTGAGCGAGAGAGTGTAAGAAAATGTATATACCAACCTATAGTATACTATAGGCTGAAAAAGAGGAAAAAATAAAAAACTATTCTCTTATTATTATTATTATAATTATAATATATATATAGAGACCTTTTTTTCTTAACTCCCGCCCCTGCTGGTCTAGCACCATGTTTACTTTATGCCGAGATCACATGCCGACCCCATGTTGTGTAACAGCCCAGACCAAACGTAATTTACGCAACGTAATAGACGTAACAGGTTTCAAGAACAGGTTTCAAAAAATATTTTGGACAAAAAAAAGCCCCTGATTTCTCAGGGGCTGGGTGGTTTTAGATTTCGTCTTGAAGCAAACCGATTAATTGTTTTATTTGGTCAGTGGTTAACTGACCGCCAATCTTTTTTGCCATTGCCTTTATATCAATCTTAGCTTGGTTTTTTAAGTCCAATTTATCTTTTGCGTTTTTTGCAGCTAAGTTAGCCTCGACTAACTTAGCTTTTGCAACGGCGGCGGATTTTAACGCCTTAGTGTTGGCGGCGTTGGCTTCTTTTAGTTCAATTTTTAAAGCCGCCGCCTTATCAGTGGCTATTTTAAAGGCGTTGGCGCTCATATCACCCGCCTTAGGGTCAATTTTTTTCAAGGCGGCGGTATTCTTCAGAATTGCCGCCGTTGTCTCTTTCACTTGCCTAGTTGCCAACGTGGCGGCTTTTGTTGTTGTTTCTACTGCAACGGCTTTTAAGTCTACACGCTCAAGGCTCAATTCATGCTCAAGGCGTGGCGCGTCTTTGCCTATACTGTTTGAAAACTTACCAGTTTTGAGCCAAAAATTTAAAGTGATAACACGTTGCTTGTTATTGTTATCAATCTGTTTAGGCGTGGCATTAGGTTTAGTTAATAAAAACCTAGCCTTGAACTCAGTAACGGCGGCGGTATAACTAAACTCACCTTTTAAAGGCGCGGCATTCTTGTTGTACCTTAGCGCGCTTCCTGGTTGCATAGACTTAAAACCAGCCGCGCGCAATGCCTCCAACGCCTTAATCTTGCCATTGTAGGCGGCATGAGTGACTGCTAAACTAGCGTTATGCCCATCATTAGCATTCAAAAGGCTAACTAATAAAGAAACGGCGTGGGTTGTGTTGTTTTCTAATACGTTCATGTTGTGTAATCCTATAAAGGTTAGCTAAGTTAGGAAATTCTAACTTAGGTCGTGCGCCGTTTGCTAAACGGTGAAACATTGTCTCATGAATGTCAGGCATTGTCAACTAACGTCCAGCTTCAGGGGAACAGGATTCCCGCAACCCTTGTGATACGTGGGCTAACGTCTAGGCTGAGGGTACGGTGGGTGGAGCCCCCCTTCTACGTTCGGAGTCCCGGACTGCGCTAATACTGTGTTACACACAAACAATTAGTAGAATTTTCAAATCCCAAACACCCACCCACCCCTTACCCTATAAGGCCCCCAAGCCTTTCAAAACAAAAACCCATAAAAATTTTTATAAAAATTTGACCTTTTCCCCTTTTTTTGATAAACTGCTCGCAGTTTATCAAATCTCCAAATTCCCCCAAGCCTCACCAAAAATACCTTGACACCCCCGTAAAAAAGATGCTAGTCTAGAGGGTATCTGAACTTTTAGTTCTGCGAATAACGGTAAATTATGGATTCTGACTTAGACTTAGTACTAGAATTAGAGGCCCTCTTAGCTCCTTCAGAGAGGGATACAGCCAGTGCATATATACAGGCACGAGAGGTGTTTGCTGATAGAAGCTTTTTATTGAATAATGGGGTTGCACACGCAGACCTCCCTCCCGAATACACCCACCAAGAAAAGACCGAGGCCCTGAGTATCTTTTTAGAACAACCAGACGCCCCACTTGCACCTACCACTTCTGGCGCCGCCAAGGCCCTTGAGAAGCTTTTAAAACGGTTTGACTACAATCTCCCCAATGCTACAAACAAAATGCGTCAGTACCTCATTTTTAAGATGTTTGAGCTGGCAGAAAGTGAAGACCCTAAGTTAGCTATAAAAGCGTTGGAGATGCTAGGTAAGGTTTCAGAGATTGGTTTGTTCAGTACCAAGATAGAAGTAACTACAACAGACAAACCTACCAACGAGTTGGAAACAGAATTAACGTCTCTATTAGCCACATATTCTCTAGGGGATTTAGCAGGTGTAAAAGAGGTGCAAGATACACGGACAGAGCTTACTGATGAAGAATTGCGAGGAGGGCGCTAATGGAGGAGATGAAGCAAAAACTCGCCACCCTGCCAGAATCAGACCGAATACATTTAGCGCAGTTAATAAAAGAACTAAAGAAACGTAAGTCTAGAGAGGAAGCACAGGGTAATTTCTTATCGTTTGTGCAGGAAGTGTGGCCCGGCTTTATTTATGGGAGGCATCATGCACGTATGGCAAAAGAGTTTGAGAGGGTGGCTAATGGCGAGTGTAAGCGACTTATTATTAACTTAGGGCCTCGGCATACCAAGAGTGAGTTTTCGTCTTATCTGTTACCTGCTTGGTTCTTAGGGCGCTTTCCAGAGAAGAAGGTCATCCAGTGTTCGCATACTGCAGAGCTTGCGGTAGGTTTTGGACGTAAAGTGAGGAACTTAGTTGGGTCGGACGAGTACCAGTCCATATTTCCGGGTGTAGGGCTACAGACTGACTCAAAGGCAGCTGGACGGTGGAACACAAACTCAGGGGGTGACTATTTCGCTATTGGTATTAACGGAGCGGTTACTGGTAAAGGTGCTGATCTACTGATAATTGATGATCCTCATAGTGAAGGGGATGCTGTTATAGCTCAGTACAACCCTGAAGTGTACGACAAGGTGTTTAGTTGGTATTCATCTGGACCTCGGCAACGTCTACAACCGGGTGGGGCGATCATAATAGTTATGACTCGCTGGAGTCTTAGGGACTTAACAGGGCAGATATTAGAGTCTGCTGCTATGGGTGGGGATAAATGGGACGTTATTGAGTTCCCTGCTATTTTGCCTAGTGGCAACCCGCTTTGGCCTGAGTTCTGGCCTCTTGAAGAGTTAATGGCGGTAAAGGCTGAGATACCCAGCGGCAAATGGCAAGCACAGTACCAGCAACAACCCACATCTGAGTCTACGGCGATAGTTAAGAGGGAGTGGTGGCAGAAATGGGAGGAGAAGAAGCCCCCAGAGTGCGACTTTTTGTTAATGTCAATGGATACGGCGTTTGAGAAAAAGACCAGTGCTGACTACAGCGCGATAGTGATATTTGGAGTGTGGAATAACCCAGAGGATGGAGACCAGCCGAACTTAATACTTTTAGAGGCTTGGAGAGAACGACTAGAGTTTCCAGAACTAAAGGCTAAAACACTAGAGTTTTACAAGGAGTGGGAGCCTGATGGTGTTATTATTGAGAAGAAAGCATCAGGTGCGCCCCTTATATATGAATTAAGGCGTATGGGCATACCCGTACAAGAGTTTACACCGTCACGTGGACAAGATAAGATATCACGACTTAATGCTGTGTCTGATATGTTTGCTTCTGGTAAAGTATGGGCTCCGTCTACTCGCTGGGCTGAAGAAGTGATAGATGAGGTTGCGTCCTTCCCTTCTGGTAGGAATGATGACTTTGTAGATGCTGTGAGTTTAGCTCTTGCTAGATTCCGTTCTGGAGGCTTCATAGGCTCCTCTAAAGATAGTATTGATGAAGACAGCTGGATATATAAGAAACGTGCTAACTATTACTAACAAATAAATAACTTAAAGGATCGGCCCATGTCTGCAGTCCCAAACAACATTTTTAAAGCTATGCAACCCCAGAGTCCGTTTTTAGCGGAAGATGATGACGCTCCTGTAGAGATTAATATAGGTGATCCAACAGACCCTATTGATACTGAAGTTGATGTAGAGATGGAACAAGAGCCGGGGTTTGATGCAAACCTTGCAGAGTATATGGATGAGTCCGATTTATCTTCATTAGTCTCTGATTTGCTAGATGACTTTGAAAACGACAAGAACGCCCGAAAAGACTGGGAGTCTACTTACATAGATGGGTTAGATTTACTCGGTTTAAAGATTGAAGAACGCTCTGAGCCTTGGCAAGGTGCCTGTGGTGTATACCATCCCATGTTAACAGAAGCGGCAATACGTTTTCAATCTGAGATGATCTCTGAGACATTTCCGGCACAAGGACCTGTAAAAGCCAAGATAATTGGTAAAGACGACCCTGATACTCAGAAAGCGGCTAAGCGTGTTGTAGAAGACATGAATTACCAGTTAACTGAGAAGATGGTAGAGTTTAGACCCGAACACGAGAAAATGTTGTGGTCATTGGCTTTAGCAGGTGCTTCCTTTAAGAAAGTGTATTTTGATCCCTCTATGAACCGTCAGGTAAGTATGTTTGTACCTGCAGAAGACCTTTATATTCCTTACGGTGCATCAGACGCACGTACAGCAGAGCGCCTCACTCATGTGATGCGTAAGACCAAGAACGACATTAAAAAACTACAGTACGCTGAGTTCTACAGAGATATAGACTTAGGCGAACCCTCTAAAGACCTAGACGATGTGCAACAGCGCAAAGATGAGTCAAGTGGTTACAAGGCGACTTATGACAACCGTTACAAACTTTTAGAGATGCAGGTTGAGTTAGACCTAGCGGGCTTTGAAGATATAGATGATGAGACTGAAGAAGAGACAGGCATAGCCCTGCCGTACATCGTTACTATTGAGAGTAGTACTCAAGAGATTCTTTCTATTAGACGCAACTGGGATGAACATGACCCTCTTAAACAAGCTAAGCAACACTTTGTACAATATACTTATATCCCCGGTTTCGGTGCTTACGG